GATGTTAAGAAGTTTAAAGTTTATGTTAAAGATCCCAAGACAGGTAATACTAAAAAAGTTAACTTTGGTCACGGCGGAAGCAGTGTCAAAGGCAAAGCAATGAAGATTAAAAAGAATAATCCGGGCGCACGGAAGTCGTTTAGAGCAAGACATAATTGTGATAACCCTGGACCACGCACTAAAGCGAGATACTGGAGTTGTAGAAAATGGTAAAAACAGAAGCAGAATTAATACGAGAAATGGGCGATCGTCTAGCGGCATTATACAATGAGCCAGCAGTAGCAGAAGACGAAGGCAAAACTATTAAGGTTAAAGTAATGAACAGCGGTTACGGAACTGATATGGGTATGAAAGATGCACAACTTATTGGCCAAGAACTAGATCACAATATGAAGCCTATCCTTAAGGTTAAAATTAAAGATATTAATATGGGTGACCCAGTTGTTGCGGAATTCCGCAATGGTGGTTGGGTCGTAGATATGGACTAAGAAAGTAATAGTATGAAATATAAGAATATCATAGTTACAGAAGGTTCAAATCTTACAACAGGTGAATTAATAAAATATCCTGAAAGGATAGAGAAATTTATTGCAAAGATCCAAGCAGGACAACCTTTCCAAACGTCTGATGGTAAACAACTTACTATCGATAAAGACAAACTTCCTGAATACCAGCAAGCACTAGATAACGAAAAGGCATTTAGAGTTACTGGTAAGTATGCAGACGGAACTGAGATTAGTTTACCAACAGGCAAATTAGTAAAGACATTGGAATTTGGTGGACAGACCAAAGGTGAAAATGATGCTGACGCGGCAACTAAAATTAGTAACCGTGGAAATATTACTGAAGGTGTACTAGGAGCGGCAACACTTGCTAGACTGGCAGCCAGACCTGGTAAAGATATAACTGTCCAAGACATTTATAGTATTATAGGAAGCCTTCCAGATGCAGAATCATATCCAACAGGCGGAATTTATTCAATGGCAGCGGCATCGGGTTCTATTACTGACAAATTTAACCTAACTGTAAAACTTGCTCCAGCACATTATAAAGATTTAACTAATGTAGAGTTATTAAAAAGCGATCCTTTAATGGTTGGAATTATAAATCAAATTGTTAGGTATTGCAACGAAGCGGCTACTGTAGAGCGTTATGCAAAATTCTTTGAAAACAACAATCGACCCGATACTGTTGAAATTGTCAGTGACGGTGTAAGTGATAATACTGGTCGAAAAACTGATATCTATATGGTATACGTAAATGAAGATGGTGATAGAGCAGTTAAACACTTTGATCTAAGTTTAAAAGCAGGGACAGCATCACAGTTTGGGCAAGCATCAGGTGGTCGAAGTGACCAAGGAGCAACTGCTGAAAGTTTTGATAAACTAATAGCATTGTTTGAACCGTTTGGTGTTGATATTGAGCCTATGAGAGCAACTTACTTAAAAAGTAGATCCTTTGATGGTGCATACGGCAAGGCATATTCGTACGCTACAAAGATTTTAAAGGCAGAATTAAAAGGTGCAGATCCAGATAGAGAACAAAAGTTTCTTTCAAAGTTTATTAGGGCAATTCAATTTCACGGAACACGCAATGATGATAGAGTTAAACTATTACAGTTTGAAAAGAATAAATTTTATTTGTTAGATTTTAAAAAACTTGATAGACTCTATGCAAAAGACAAAATTAACTTAGGGGCACGATATCTAGTACAAGGTAACGGTCTACCAACACTTGAAATTTATGATAGTATTAGTGGAAAATGGTTTATGCAGATAAGACCTAAACCTGAGAATGGTAAAACACGGATAATGCGTAATCTTATACAAAAAGGGCCTGCTATGAAAGCACTACTAACTTCAAGATCTACAAAAAAACCTGTTAAGGAAAGCATTATGGATACAACACAAGACTTTGGACCAAATTATAATATAGTAGACGATGTTCATGTATACATGCGTAACGATTCCGATGTATATAGAAAGCAATACTTTCCAATGCTATGTAAAATGCAGGAACGTTTAGCATCAGGTAAGAAGATTAGTGCAAAAGATATTATGATGCCAGTAATTAGAGACTGTATCGAACAGTATAATATAAAATTTAACCTTGCTAACGAATCAAGTGACATTATTGCTGATGAAGATGTTAAGTCATTAGTTAAAAAGATTTATAGTGAGGAAATACCTTTAATCAAGAAAGGTGTTTACAAGTGAAACTAAGACAACTATACGAAGCACCTGCAAGAAAAACAATAGCAGTAATGCCCGGCGGTTTTCATCCATTTCACCCTGGTCATAAAAGTTTATATGATTGGGCTGTTAAACAATTCGGGCAAACAAACGTATACGTTGCCGCTACAAACGACACAAGCACAAGACCTTTTCCGTTTGATGTAAAGAAACAACTAGCAAGTTTTGCAGGAGTTCCTCCTAGTAACTTTATACAAGTTAAATCCCCGTTTAACTTAAACAGTTATGAGGGTTTACTTCAAGATGGCACTGCACTTATATTTGTACGTAGTGAAAAAGATCGTAATGAACAACCTCAACCTGATAGAACTAAAAAAGACGGTTCACCAGGATATATAAAAAGTTGGACTGGAAATAACGCAGAAGATTACAAAACATCAGGCTACATGGCATATGGACCTACACAAGATTTTCAATTTAGTGGAGTAAATATTAAAAGTGCAAGCGAACTAAGGTCAGCATGGCCTTCAATGGCTTCAGAAGACCAACGTAAAGCCGCAGAAGAAATGTATCCAGGTAAAGGTATAGAAGCCGCTAAGTTATTAGACAACGCATTAGGCAATGAACAAGAAGAAAGCGTTCAGGAATGGGTAGTGCCTGCATTAAAAGGCGGCAAGTATGCACTTAAAATTGGTAAATGGTTATGGAACAACAAATGGGCTATTACATTCTTTGTAGGTGCATGGAAAACCATTGACTGGGTCGGCGATGCTCTAGAATGGATTCAAAAATGGTTAAATCATCCAGTTACAAAAGCATTAGCAAAGTATGGCCTTCCAGCAATAGGTATTGCTATTGCATTATATGGTGGTAAGAGACTATGGGACGAACTAGAAAACATCAAAGACGAGCGTGAACTAGATAAAATGGTTAGATCTTTTGTACCTAATCCACAAGAAGTTGAAAAAGAACTAGAAGCCGCGATGGCCGAAGATGAAGTTGCTGAATTAAACTTATTTAAGAAAACAAATAACGCTGATCCTAAACAGCAAGACCCAAACAAACTAAAAGTGCTTGACTGGGTTGGTTCACGTAATGATGGCAAAGAACATTTTTTAAGTTTCTTTGTAAAAGGAACCGCTTGGAGTGGTAGATTAATTTTTATTAAACCAGATGCCGCAAAATCATTTATGAAAAAGGTTGAAGATAATCCAGAACACGAAGCACGTATTAAAAAAATGCTTACTAGTGTTGAAACAACATCAAAACTATTCACACAATTAAAAATTGATCATCAAGTAAGACGAGCGAGTTAATATGGATGAACTAGATCGCATAAAGCAACTTGCAGGTGTAAACGAATTCAAAGGTTACACAGAGTATACTCTAGAAAACATCAGTGACGCTGCCGCTAAAAATGTTAAACAAATGAAATCAAAAAACATTCGTCCAGGTGACAAAGAATGGTTTGAATTATGGTTTGGTCTTCCAAAAATGACAGGCGAAAATATGCCAGCAGGATTTAGGGGTAGAAAATGAAGTGGGATTCACTCAAAGACTTAGATGCAAATGCTATTAAGCCAGGCAGTTTTGCACACCAACTAAAGAAAATTGAAGAACAAGGTCGTATTGTGCCTGGTGTTAATACTACTGTTGATGTAGGACCTAACGAAATCAAAACACAGACCGCTAAGTTCGGTAATACTGTAGATAAAGACGGAAGACCGCCTACACTAAGCAAAAAAGTAAGAGGTTCTAGTACTAATGTACTGTTTAATCTAAAAGAACATATAGAATCGGTTGACAAATCCGATGATCATGTGTTACAATACACTATGTTAGAGGCAAAATTAGGCGAGATAGGGTCAGCAAGTAAGATATATGTTGACATGGACGGAGTATTAGCAGACTTTTTTGGTGAGTGGGCTAAACTAATGAAAGTCGATCATTATTCAAAGATTGATGATCTTGACATTAATGTAGCACTGCAAAAGATTCGTGATACAGAACAGTTTTGGTTAGACTTACCATTACTTCCACAAGCAAAAGAACTATTAGGATTAATTAAAAAAGTAAAAGGCGAATACTACATTTGTAGTACTCCACTTGCAGACGATCCTAAGTCAGAACCACACAAGCGTGAATGGATTAAAAAGAATTTAGCATTCTTTCCGCCTAAAGATGTGTACATTACTAGCAACAAATCGCAGTATGCAAAAAATGAAGATGGTACGCCAAACATATTAATTGATGACTTTGGTAAAAACGTTAATGAGTGGGATGCCGCAGGCGGAACAGGATTTAAATACAAAGATCACAAGTTTGAACGTACAGCAAAAGAACTACAACAGCATATGAACGAGCCTGTAGAAGAAGGCGATCATATACCTAATCCAAAAAATTCTTTTATTACAAAAGCAGACACAGCATACGACTTTATTAAGATAGGTACAAACTTAGCAAATTTAAAAGATGTACCTAAGGGTTCTAATGCTGACGAGCCGGATATTATGATTTCTCCATACGCTGGCAAAAAAGAAATGAAGTACTTGCAAAAAGAACTAAAAAGAATTGGGTACGATGTGCAAGATAATGATGGTTATCAAGATGCACACTACGACGAAAGTATCACAGGCGGTGAAGCGCCTCCACAAGTAAAGAACGAAGGACGACTAGGTAGACTAAAAATTAGTAAAATGCGTCCAGTACAAAAGAAACGTAAGTTTAGTAAACTGTTTAATCAACTAAAGCGTATAGGTGAAGACAATTTAGCACCTATTACTGTAGACAAACATGGCCATATTGTAAACGGACATCATCGTTATGACGCACTACGTTTAGTAGGCGAGGAATATGCAACTGTAAGAATGTTAGATGTACATGTTTCTGAAACAATGAGTGAAAATTTTGCAGACGGCAAAAAAAAAGGCAAAAGCAAACCAGGTAGAGTAAAAAAGTCTGGTGCTAGTTGCAATGGTAGTGTAACATCATTACGTACAAAAGCAAAAAAGTACAGCGGCGAAAAGGCTAAGATGTTTCATTGGTGCGCCAATATGAAGTCCGGACGTAAAAAGAAGTAGTAAATATAGCATAGGAGTGCTTATGGATTATTTTTTACTACCAGACTTACAAATTAACAAACAACTATTCACAAACAAAGTTAACGAACAATGCGGACCTTGGGGCCATTTTGGCACTGGGCGTTTTAAATTCTATTCGGGCGTAGCCGATGACGAAACACTAGATTATCTTGACAATACTTTTAAAAATGCAGGTGATATTATTGTAAAAGTACTCTTTAATCGTGTTAAGGCTAATAACATTATAGGACCGCATGTAGACTACGGTAGAGGCTGTACTATTAATATACCTATATGTGGTGACTTTATTAATAGTAGTTTAGATTGTTATGAATGGAGTAATCCAGTTACTGTTGTTAGTCCGCATGAAGATATTACCGAACAAGAAGAAAGCCTATTCTTTCCACAAAGTGAAATAGAACAACAAATCAATTATACTGTACCCATTTGCTTTGATACTCGTGTTCCGCACGGAGTTACTAATCAAACAACCGAAGATAGATTTATACTAGGTGTTACATTTCATGATAAGTATAAAGTTAGCACTCTTAAAGAAATGTATGAAGCAGGAGAGTTATTAGTATGATAATTAATGGTGTGTATACACAACCTAATGCATATGAAGACGGACTATGGGTTACATTGATGTGTCCGCATAAATACATTGTAGAAGATACATTAATTGTTGAAGATCTTGTAAGTAAAGAACAACGTAAAAAGACTGGAATATTTGCTTATATTCAGGAGAATGAAGATGAAGTTTAAAGAGTTTAATGAAACCACAACTGCAAGTAGTGTTGCGGCTGATCCAAGTATGGGATTTGCAAATGGGGGCATAGGTACTATTAAACGTGCACCAGGTTCAAAAAAGACCAAAAAGAATCAAACTACTAAAGAAAGTGGTCTACAACGCTATACCGGAATTAAGAAATACGGTAAAAAAGGCTTTGAAGCATTACAAAAAGCAGGTAGAGAAGGCGCTAGTGAAGAACAAAAAGGCGCAATTAAAGATAAACATCTAAAGAACAAGTAGATAAATACTACTGTAATTCGGAGCAATACAAAATGAAGATGGACAACATAACAGAAGGCTTAGCAGAACTAGCAGGCGTAGCAGAAAGAGACCATGAAGTACAAATGGCTCGTGCTGAACTTTACAAAATTGCAAAGTACGCAATTAAACTTCATGAAATGTTAAAAAGTGTAAGTGAAGCAGAAGGTATTGAAGGTTGGCAACAATCAAAAATTACTAAAGCCGCTGACTACATGGGTTCAGTATATCATGCTATGGATTACGATAATAAATTTGCAGATGGTGACACAGACTTAAAGGCTAGTAATACAAGTTCGTCAGAAGTAAACGGTGCCGCAAAAGGTCATCAATCCACTTGGGCAGGCGGTTCAAGTTTTTCTGAAGCAAGATCAAGTGCATCAGACCAAGCGGCTAAAGCAGGCGCTTATAATGGTGGCAAGAGTATCGGTAAGCAAAGTAATAAGTCCAAGCCAGTAAAACGTTCGCAAGAAGATAAAGACGCTGGCGTTGCAAAGATGGATGCTGAAGATAAAGCCGCTAGAAAAGCACAAGCAGATAAATTTGCCGCAATCAAAAAATCAGCAGATAAGAAAAATGAATCAGTTAACGAATCAGAAAAAGACACACATTGCTCGGACAAATGTTGTGGTGCTGATGTTAAAAGAGAAGATTGCAAATGTTCACCAGATTGTAAACATTGCAACTGTAACGATCCTAAAGTTGCAGAAGGTAAAAGCCCACATGCAAAAGGTACTAAGAAGTATAAGAAGCATATGGCCGCAATACATGCCGAAAGTACAGACTATAAAAAACATCTTGCACTAAGAGTTAATGAGTCGTTAAAGGCACTAGAAGAAACTGCGAACACATGTCCAGAATGTGGTAATACAAAAGCCGCAGATGAGCAATTTGACGAAGCCAAACAACGCTTAGATCCAAAATGTTGGAAGGGTAAAAAGATTGGTAGCCCTAAGACAAAGATGAAGGGCGGAGTTAGAGTTAACAACTGCGTACCAGCATAACACCCAATACACTCAATAATCACAAAAAACGCTTGACAAACACCTAAATACACTGTATAATATAAACTGTTATACATTTTACTTAGGAGGTAAATCATGAGTTCACGTACCTACGGTGCTGAAGAAAAAGCAAAACTTGAAAGATTAGTCAACGAAGGCGTTACTGTTTTACAAGAGGTTGAAGATCTTAACATGGGTCTTAAAGAGACAGTTAAGGCTGTTGCAGAAGAACTAGACATTAAGCCAAGTCTTATTAATAAAGCAATTAAGATTGCACAAAAAGGTGATTGGCAACGTGTCTATGACGAATTCGATGACCTTGAAACACTTGTAGCCACAGTGGGGCGAGATAAACTGTAATGCAGAAGATTAAAGACTTTTGGATAAACAGTTACAAAAGCGACAAGGTTGCGTTTGCATTTGAACTTGTTAGTTTTATCTTTACCGTAGCCGCAAGTTTAACACTTGCTGTTCACGCAAGAGATCCAAATATGCTATTCGTTTATCCGGGGTTCTTTATTGGATCAATTACACAATGTTATGCGGCCATACGTAGAGGCGCGGCCTGGGTTATGTTACTAACAGGATACTTTGCTGTTATTAACGTATTTGGATATGGAGTTGCGGCACTATGGTGGTAAAACCTTATCAATGGTTAGCGTGGGTGGCTACAGTATGTTTGCTGACAGCCGCTACACTGGCCGCATTTAATGTTTACCCTTTGTACATTTGGGCATTTATCATTAGTAACAGTCTATGGATACTTGTTGGTGTCCTTTGGAAAGAACAAAGTTTAATTGTTATGAACGTAGGACTTACAGTGATATATGTAGCAGGTCTACTACTTTGAATATATTAGTCGCAGGAGATAGTTTTGCGGCTGAATGGCCAGGTAATGATGGTTGGGTAAAGTTACTTGCAAAAAAGCATAACGTAACTAATGTTGCACAAGCCGGAGTTGGTGAGTACAAGATTCTTAAACAAATACGTAATGCAGACTTAGATAATTACGATGCTGTAATTGTAAGTCATACTAGTTTAAGTAGAGTACACACTCCAATACATCCTTTGCACAAGCAAGGATTACACAAAGATTGCGACTTACTATGGACTGATATTGAGAAGCGTAATACGTTATTCAATCCTAGTCTTAAGGCCGCAAAAGGTTATTTCGAATTCCATTACGATGACGAATACTACCAAACTGTATACAGTTTATTACGAAAAGAAATTAATAATTTATTAAGTGGCAAAGTCTATTTAAGTATGTCGCATATTGACGTAGCAAAAATGTTTATATACGAAGATACTCATCTAGACTTTAGTGACTTTTGGAAAGCAAACTTAGGCACAGAAAATCATTATAGTATGAAAGGCAATAAAAAAATACACAACATTGTTGTTGACAATCTCAACAAAATGTGTTAATATTAATATAATACACGCCCAAGAGGCATGCAGAAGGTTAAGTTGGCCATAAGCAACGAAGGAGATAAATGAGTTACGTAGACGCACTATTTGATCGAGATGCTGATATTATTCGCGTAGTAGAACGCAAAGACGGTAAACGAGAGTTCCGTGAATATCAATCTAAATATACATTTTATTACAAAGACCAACGTGGCAAATACAAAAGTGTGTATGGCGATCCATTATCACGCATTGTATGTAAAAATACAAAAGACTTTCGAAAAGAAGTTGCAATTAACCGCGACAAAGAATTATTTGAAAGCGACATTAATCCTATTTTCCAATGTTTAAGTGAAAACTATCTTAACCAAGATGCTCCTAAACTAAACATTGCTTTCTTTGACATTGAAACTGACTTTGATCCAGAGCGAGGCTTTGCTGATCCTAGTGATCCGTTCATGCCTATTACTGCTATTAGTGTATACTTGCAGTGGATGGAAACTATGATTTGTTTAGCAGTTCCGCCTAAGACACTTACTATGGACGAAGCAAAGAAAACACTTGAAGGTATCGACAATGTAATATTGTTTGAGAAAGAAGGTGAAATGATTGACACTTTCTTAACACTAATTGAAGATGCTGATGTACTTAGTGGATGGAACAGTGAAGGATATGATATTCCGTATACTGTAAACAGAACATCAAGAGTATTAAGCAAAGATGACACACGTAGATTCTGCTTGTGGGGGCAACTTCCTAAGAAGCGTATGTACGAGAAGTTTGGTAAGGAAAGTGAAACGTTTGACTTAGTTGGTCGCGTACACTTGGATAGTTTGAACTTGTATCGTAAGTACACTTATGAAGAGCGTCACACATATCGACTAGATGCTATCGGCGAAGTTGAAGTAGGTGAGAACAAGACAGTTTACGAAGGTACACTCGACGCACTTTACAACAACGACTTCCGCAAGTTTATTCAATATAACATTCAAGATACTGCACTACTTGACAAGTTGGACAAGAAATTACGATTTATTGATCTAAGCAACGAACTAGCACATGCTAATACTGTTATGCTACAAACTACAATGGGTGCTGTTGCTGTTACAGAGCAAGCAATTGTTAACGAAGCACATCACAGAGGCTTACAAGTTCCTAATCGTAAGAAATATGACGATGAAGCAACACAAGCCGCTGGAGCGTATGTTGCGTTTCCAAAGAAAGGCTTGCACAAATGGATCGGGTCAATGGATTTAAATTCACTGTATCCTTGTGTGATTCGTGCATTAAATATGGCTCCAGAAACTGTTATAGGACAGATACGTCCAGAGATTAGTGACGCTCGTGTACATGAAGACATGGGACTAAAGAAAAAGTCATTCGCAGGCAGTTGGGAAGGGCGCTTCGCTACAGAAGAATACGAAGCAGTTATGGATCAAAGCAAAGATATTCCATTAACTATTGACTGGGAAAGTGGCGGCAGTGATGTACTATCAGGCGCTGAACTTTACAAAGTAATCTTTGACAGCAATCAACCGTGGATGCTTAGTGCTAATGGTACTATCTTTACTACAGAGTTTGAAGGTGTTATTCCAGGTATCCTAAAGCGTTGGTACAGTGAACGTAAAGAGTTACAGGTGCATCTTAAGAAAGCAAAAGACGCAGGTAATGCTGTTGAGATTGAGTATTGGGATAAGCGACAGTTGGTTAAGAAGATTAACTTGAACAGTTTGTATGGTGCTATTCTTAATCCTGGTTGCAGATTCTTTGATAAGCGTATTGGACAGTCAACTACACTTACAGGACGTACAATTGTTAAGCACATGAGTGCAGAAGTTAATAAAACCATTACAGGTGTGTATGATCACGTAGGTGAAGCAATGATCTATGGTGATACTGACTCTTGTTACTTTAGTGCGTATCCTACACTTAAAGATCAGATTGACAACGGTCAATTACCGTGGGATAAAGATAATGTAATTAAACTTTATGATCAAGTATGCGAAGCGGCTAATGAAACATTTCCAGAGTTTATGCAAGATGCTTTCCATTGTCCAAGGAGTAGGTCAGACGTTATTGCGGCAGCACGTGAGATTGTTGCACAATCAGGTTTGTTTATTACTAAAAAACGTTATGCGGCATTAGTATATGATATTGAAGGCTTTAGAAGCGATGTAGATGGTAAGCCTGGCAAGGTAAAGGCAATGGGCTTAGACTTACGTAGATCAGATACGCCTGTGTTTATGCAAGAGTTTTTAAGTGAACTATTGCTTATGGTACTTACAGATAAGCCGCAAGGTGATGTACTTGAACGTATCACAGAATTTCGACAATCATTCCATGAACGTCCTGGATATGAAAAAGGTTCACCTAAACGTGCAAACAAAGTTGGACACTATCGTCGATTAGAAGAGAAGCAAGGCAAAGCAAATATGCCCGGACATGTTCGAGCAAGCCTTAACTGGAATACACTAAAACGTATGAATGGCGACAAGTATTCGCAGGAGATCGTTGATGGTATGAAAGTTATTGTTTGTAAACTAAAAGCCAATCCACTAGGATATACAAGTGTTGCATATCCAACAGATGAATTACGTATACCAGAATGGTTCAAAGAACTGCCATTTGATGATGCGGCAATGGCTGAAACTATTATTGATAATAAATTAGACAACTTGATTGGTGTGCTTAACTATCCATTAGAAGATACTAAGCGACACAACACATTTGGTAGTCTATTTGAATTTGGAGACTAATGAATGAAAGTTAAAATTCAAAATGTCGGTGGCGAAGTCACTAAAAAAGATGAAAGATATGTAGTCAAGGATAATACACATTTAAATAATCTAGTATTAAGTAGTACAGATTTAAATCCGGCGATGTCTACTAGTGGGCATTCGCACAAAGGACAAGAAGAAATATACTATATTGTGTCTGGTAGTGGTAGAATGGAACTGGATGATAAAACAATAAACATTAAAGAAAATGATGTAATATTAATTGAAGATGGAGTATTTCACCGGGTACACGCTGGACCAGTAGGATGCTATTTTGTTTGTGTATTTGATGGGAGTAGAAAACATTGAAGATTAAAATAGAGTTAGAAATTGACACTGAGGTTGAACAGGACCTAAATACTATTGAAGAACTTATTGAAAAATTAAGAGAACTAGCGGAGTATATGGAATGAAAGTAGGATTTACTTGTAGCACGTTTGATCTATTACATGCAGGACACATAATTATGTTGCGTGAAGCAAAAGAGCAGTGTGATTATCTCATTTGTGGGTTACAAGTGGATCCTAGTCAAGATCGTAAAGAAAAGAACGCACCTATACAAACTGTTGTGGAGCGTTATACACAACTAAAAGGTGTAGAATACGTAGATGAAATTATTCCATATGGTACAGAAGAAGATTTAGAAGACATCCTTGCTATGTATCCAATTGATGTACGTGTACTAGGTGAGGAATACCGTGATAAAGACTTTACAGGCAAAGACATTTGCCG